CGGCGGAGCGGGACAGGATCCTGACCACACTCACACAAGGAGGAACCAGACAATGAACTGCAGTCACCCGGCATTGTACAAGCGTAACGGCGCGATGGTGTGCATTGTGTGCGGCGCTGAGGTGGAGCGCGAGCCGATGACGGCCAAGAACACCACCCCGGAAGAGAAGCCCGCAGAAGGCCCGAAAAAGGCCGTTAAACGCACACGCAAAAAGGCAACCGATGATTGAACCGCCGCGCGGCGGTTTTTTCATACAACACGCCCGGCGGGGCGTTAAACACGCATCGGCCTATCACTCTAACAGGCCGCAAAAAGGAGGGTAACATGGGCAACATCATGACGCGGGCAGCCATCGGCAAGATCATGGCGGACGAAAACCTCACCCCGGAGCAGCGGACAGAACAGGTCATGTCTCTGTACGGCCGGGCGCTGGATGACGGCTATGTGAGCAAGAGCACTGCCCAGGCGGCGCAGGAAACCGCGCTGACCAACGCCAGGGCCGAATGGGAGAAGGGGCTGGAAAAGCCCGACGTGAAGGCGTCGGACGAATACAAAGCCCTCCAGGGCCAGTTTGACGCCTACAAGGCGATGCAGACGGCCAGGGCCTCCGATGACTACAAGGGCGTGAAGCCCAAGTTCTTCGAGACGGTCTACGGCATGGTAGACAGGTCAGACGGAGCCAAAGCCGTCAAAGACCAGCTGGCGGAGATCCAGAAGAACTACGAGGAATACTTCAGTTCGACGGAGCCGCAGGCAAGGCCGCAGTTTGGCAGCCCTGACAAGGGCGCGATGCCCAAGGGCGATGAGGGCGCGGAGAGCGCCTTCAGCAAGGTTTGGGGATTCGTCCCCAAGAAGTAAGAAAGGAGCATGAGCAATGGCTTTCACCCCCACGAATGTGAACTATGCGTCTGAGTACAGCCGTGCGCTGGCCAACGCGTATCCCTATCTGTCCTATTTCGGAGAGATTTGGGCCTCCCCCAACAGCAGCCTCTACAAGTCCGGCATGGGCAAGACCATGTACATCCCCACCCTTGAGGTCAAGGGCGCTTCCGCCGCTGACCGTGACAACGTGACCGGCGCCTTCACCCGCAACTGGAACAACAACTTCCAGTCTGTGACCCTCGACATGGATCGGGAATGGTCCACCCTGGTCGACCCGATGGACATCGACGAGACCAACGAGGTGGCGACCATCGCCAACATCACCCGGACCTTCACCGAATTCCAGAAGGTGCCGGAGATGGACGCCTATCTGGCCGCGAAGCTGTTTTCTTTTGTGACCCCTGATACCACGGCCCTGACCGCCGCGAACATCCTGACCACTTGGGACGGCTATCTCGAGGCCCTGACCAATGCCCGCGTGCCGCGTGACCGCGTGACCGCCTACATGACCCCCGCCACCTACAAGCTGCTGAAGGAAGCGGCCGGTCTCACCCGGTTCGTGGACGTCGCGGGCGCGCGTGGCGTGGACCGCAATGTGGCCACCCTGGACGGCATCAACATCAGGGAAGTGCCCGCGGACATCATGAAGTCTTCCTTCGTCTTCACCGAGGGCTGGGTCCCCGCGACTGGCGCGCGTCAGATCAACATGATCCTGGTCGACCCGCTGGCCGTGGCCGCGCCCGTGAAGTATGAGACCGCCATGCTGGGCGCCCCGACCGCTCAGAGCAAGGGCAAGTACCTCTACTATGAGCGCTACTACTACGGCGCGTTCAAACTGAACGCCAGGAGCGGCGGCATCATCGTCAACGCGGCCTCTGCCACCTGAGAGGTGACACAATGAGCGCGGTTGTGGACTATGAGTTTTACACGACGGTCTACATGGGGAGCGAGGCCGACGAGGCCTCCTTCCCCGCGCTTTGCGCCCGCGCCATGGACGTGGTGGGCGCATTGACGCGGTGGGCCGACCCGGCGGGCCTGACCGGCCTGCAGCTGACGCTGTACCGCAAGGCTATCTGCGCGCAGGTGGACTATTTCGCCGTCAACGGCCTGGACAGCACGGCGGGCGGGAATGACCGGGGCTTCACCGTCGGCAAGGTCAGCGTCTCCGGCAAGTCCGGCAGCGAGCTGACCGCCTCCGGCTCCATGTCGGAGCATCTGTCGCCGATGGTCATGATGTACCTGGAGCAGACCGGCCTGTGCAATCCGCAGGTGCTGACAGCGCGCGAACCGCTCACGATTGGGTGGTGGTGCTGATGCTGAGGCCGATCCCGTCGAGGATCCTGCGGAGCACGGCGGAGGTGGCCGTGTGCAGCGGCACCGATCTCTACCAGGAACAGACCTATGATCGGTACACCGTGCGCCGGGTGCACCTGCAGCCGACCGAAAAGATCATCAAGACAAAGGACAACACCGACCAGCAGCTGGCCGGTGTTCTCTTTGTCGACGTGCGGCACAGCGTCCCCGCCCTGGATTGGGCGGCGCTGCTGCAGCAGGCCCACGACAACGGCGGCGACATGCGCGTGACGGTGCGCGGGGTGACCTACACGGTCATGACCTGCGACGGCCTGCGGGATGACACCGACCGGTTGCACCATTGGGAGATCGGGGTGGTCTGATGCAGATCAAGGTCAACATCGACCCCGCAAAGATCGGGGCGAAGATCGACAAGGCGTGGGAAAAGGCGCGCGGGATTGTGTTCGAGGAGATCCTCAACGACTCCAACCAGTACGTCAAAGTAGACACCCACGCCCTGGAAGCCAGCGCCCTCATCCACTCCAAACCAGCGGAGGGCCTGATCATCTGGGAGACCCCCTACGCCAAACGGCAGTACTGGGAGATCCAGACGGCCGTGACGGACGTCAACCCGCAGGCCACCTGGCGGTGGTTCGAGAAGGCAAAGGCCGAGCACATGAAAAAGTGGGAGCGGCAGATCGAAAAGGCGGTGAAGTTGAACCTGTGAGCGCGCTGAACGCACAGAGCGAGGTGCTGGAAGAGGTCATCCGGCTGATGAACGAAACCGGCCCCTTCGCCAAAGTGACCCGCGGGGCACTCCCGACCGGGCATGGTCTCACATGTGAAATTGCACCGTCCCGCGTGTCCAGCACCTTTTTGGACAAGGAAACCCTCATCCCCCTGGATGTGACGCTGAACGGGAAGCACCGGAGTCTGAAGGTGGTCACCGACGCGATGAACCGGATTCACCTCCGGCTGACCCGGGCGCGCACATACCCCGCGGGGATCGGGTGGCAGATTGTGGACATCCGCAACGGCATGCTGCCGGAGATCATCGGCCGGGAGCATAATAACGATTGGCTGTTGGCGTCCTCGCTGACAGTCCTCTACCATTGGAAAGGGGAGTAATACATGAATCCTGTATGGGCAAATGAGCTTTACATCGGAACCGAGTTTACGCCTGGAAGCGGGAGCACGGAGGGCACCTGGACCTATGCCAAGTTGTGCAAGGGCATCGAGTCCATGGAGCTGAGCACCAACGAGCAGAACCAGCAGTTCTTCTTCCTCTGCGGTGAGGGTTTCGCCGCGAACGAGACCACCGGCGCGGCCCCGCAGCTGACCTGCTCCGGCCGCCGCATTGTCGGCGATCCCGCCCAGGACTACATCGCGTCCAAGCAGTTCTCTCTGGGCACTGACCGGAAGACGTCCGTCAAGGTGGTCGCCGAGGGCAAGCAGATCGTCTGCGACGCCACCATCGGCGACCTGGCCACGTTCGGCGGCCAGACCACCGACGTCAACCAGTTTAATGTGACCTTGTATTTCAACGGCAAGCCCGTTGTGACGGACGTCACCTGATGACGCATGCGGGGCGGGGAGATCATCTTCCCGCCCCATCTGTTTTTAGGAGGGGAAACAGATGTTTTTTCGGCGGCGCACTTACAGCCTGAGTCTGCACCGGGTGCATGACCGGGTGACCATCAAGGAGGGCGGCGACACGCTGGACCTGCGGGTGGAGGGCGACCCGGACAGGATCATCGCCGGCCTGAACGCGGCAAACAAGCTGCTGCATGCCCTGAATGACAAGAGCACGGATGAAGAATACAACACCGCGGGCCGCACGTTGGCCGTGGTGATTTTCGGAGAGGCGCAGGCGGACCAACTGATTGATTTCTACCACGGGGATATGACCTGTGTGGTGCGCGCCTGTTCGCAGTATTTCAGCAGGCGCCTGGCCCATCTGATCACCGACTGCCAGAAAAAGCGCCGGGAAGCGGATGAGCGGGCATGAAGCTGCAGGACCGGCTGCCGGAAGCCATCACGGTGGACGGGCGGCGGCGCCGGGTCGACCTGGATTTCCGCAACGTGATCCGCATGATGGAGATCCTGAGCGACCCGAACCTGACCGATGAGGCGCGGGAATGGCTGGCGGTCCGGTGCGTGATGCGCAGGCCGGTCAAGGGGGCCTGCAAGGCGCTGACGGCGCTGCTGTTCCCCCAGGACGAAGAGCAGGACCCGGATGATACACCGGGGCAGCGGCTGACCAGCCTGGAGCAGGACGCGGAGCTGATCCGGGCGGCCTTCTGGCAGACCTACCGGATCAACCTCTACACCGACCGGCTGCACTGGTTCGCCTTTTTGGAGCTGCTCCACGGCCTGCCGGAGGGCACCCGCTACACTGACGTGGTGGGAATCCGGGCCAGGCCGATGCCGCCGGCGACGAAATACAACGCGGAAGAGCGCGCCTGGCTGCAGAAGGCGAAGCGGCGCTACGCCATCAAGCAGACAGAGGCGGAGCAGGCGCGGAACTACGAAAACGGCGTACAGCGGCTGTTCGCCGGCCTGATGGGCATGATCAAACAGGGGTGAGGTGAGCAATCACATGGCAGACGGACAGGTTGTCATTGAGATAACAGCCGATAACCGGCAGGCGGTGCAGGCCGCGCAGGAAACCTCCGGCAGTATCACCAACGCCTTCGGCGGGATGCTGAAAAAGGTGTCCTTTGCGGCGGCGGCGGCCACGGTCGGAAAGACGATCCTGGAATGGGGCAAGGCCGCCGTGGAGGCCGCGTCGGACCTGCAGGAAGTCCAGAACGTGGTGGACGTCACGTTCGGCAGCAGCGCGTCCGAGATTGACAGCTGGGCGAAGAATGCCCGGACACAGTTCGGCCTGACGGAGACACAGGCGAAGAAATTCGCCTCCACCATCGGCGCCACCATGAAGTCCTCCGGCTTGTCCGGCGATGAAATCGTGGGCATGTCCGAGGACCTGGCCGGTCTGGCGGCGGACATGGCGTCGTTCTACAACATGGATTTCGAGACCGCCTTCCAGAAGATCCGCAGCGGCATTTCCGGTGAGACGGAGCCGCTCAAGCAGCTGGGCATCAACATGTCGGTGGCCAACCTGGAAGCCTACGCGCTCACCCAGGGCATCACCAAGGCCTTCGACCAGATGAGTCAGGCGGAGCAGACGCAGCTGCGCTACCAGTACCTCATGCAGGCCACGGCGGACGCGCAGGGTGATTTTGCCCGGACCACGGACGGCTACGCAAACAGCATGCGAACCCTGGAAACTGCGCTGGATACGGTCAAGACCAAACTGGGCAAGCCGTTTCTGGATGTTGTTGCGGGCGCGACCAACGTGGTATCGGAGTTCATCAATCAGCTTTTCCCCGAGGAAAAGCCAAACACGAAAACCGTGTTTGACGATTTCGACGGCATCGATCAAGAGACGCGGGCAAAGCTGGCCGAAACGGAATCCGCCTATCGCACTGTGATTGCCGCCCTGGATGAGCTGGACCAGCTGCAGAGCACCGGTCTGCTGTCCAGCACGACCAACGGCATCAATGACAAGGTCAACGTTTTGGACACCACCACGCGGGAGAACTGGGAGAAGTTTGCGGAAGCCCTGGGCAAGGTTGGCCTGCTGAAGGGCGCAGATGTGGCGCGGGTGAAGGAGCTGGCCGGCGCGCTGACCGGTGAGGATATCACGACCACCAAGGCCCAGGCCTGGCAGACCATGCTTGATGCGATGGGCAATAACGCGGAGACCATCGGCAAGATGCGCGGCACGAACGCGGAAGAGGCCGCGGATTGGCTGGGCCGCATCGCCACATCCGCCAACACCCTGGACGCCGCCGACACCAAGGGCTGGGATGAGCTGTTCAAGGTGTTCATCGAGGGCCTGCCCGGGCTGGAAAACACAGAGGAAGGCAAAGCGTTCTTTGAAGCTATCAAAGGTAACGCCGACAAAGCAGCCGACGGCGCGAACGCCGTGACTAGTAGCACGGACAAGATGGGCGACGCAGCGTCTGCCGCGGCGGCAAAGCAGAGTGAGCTGCTCAAGATCATCAAAGACCAGAGCAAGTACTTCCCGGGCCTGAATGACCTGATTGACGCCAACACCGGCGAGATCAAGGGCGGCACGCAGGCCGTCCGGGAATATATGAAAGCCTGGAAAGAAGCACGGGACAATGACATCAATCTGCAGGGATTGCGCCGGAAAAATACTGCCCTTGAGGAAAGCAAGCAAGAAATCAAGGATTTAAGCGCAAATTACAGGTATACTCCGGCGAACATGGAAGCCCAGGGCATCATCAGTATTATGCCAGGTGAAACCTACAAAGAGCAAGAGGATGCATATACAAAGACTATCGCGGCGGCGCAAAAATACGGCCGGTATGCAGCCCAAAAAGGCTTGAATCGTTACGATGCAGAACTGATGATGAAAAGACTCTTGCTGTATGGCAAGATGGTAGATGGATCATCTCCGTTTAGCGACGAGGACATGATCTATGGACGTAGAGCTTTTACCAATATAGATCATCCAGAGGTTGGCCAGGAATTTCACGATGCCGCACTGGCCGCCTATGATCTCGCCGTAAAAACGGACGCTGTCGAGAAGGCGACAAAATCCTTTGAAAAAGAGGTAGCGGCCGCCGGTTTCACGATGGATGACGTCACCGGCGTTGCGGAGGAAGCCGCAGAGGCCGAGATCCAGAATGCCGAGGCGCTGAAGGAAGAGATCCGCTCCCTGACCGAGGCTGCCGACGATGCCGCGCAGGCCGTGATGGACTACTACAACCAGGTGCGGCAGAGCGTGGCCCAGACGGTCAGCGGCGTCATCAGCGGGTTCTCCGAGGCCACCACGCAGGCCGACAGTGAGCTGGCCGAGCTGAAGAAAAAAGAGGAAAAGATCAATAAGGAACTCAAGGACATCAGAGACCAGAAGACCAAGAACCAGAAGCGGACAGAGCTGACGGAAGTCCAAGCAAAGATTAAGGTCATCGAGGACAACGGCAACACCCGGACGTCCGCCCAGCAGATGATCAACAACCTGCAGTCGCAGCTCAACTACATGAACGAGTACCAGACCCTGCTGGACTCCGCCCGGGGGCGGAAAGTCAGCGATGAGGTGCTTGCACAACTGTCTGACGGCAGCACGGAGAGCATGGAGTACCTCCGGGCGCTGGCCAATGCCTCTGACGAAGAGATTGCGGATATCAACCGCATGTACAGCGCGGTCGGGCAGAATAAGGAAACCTTCACGGACAAGCTGACCGAACAGAAGCTGGCTGCCGATGAGACATGGGACGGCCTGGTGGACTCTGCCGCGGCTGCCATCTCTAAGTTGCAGCAAGCGCAGCCAGACGCCTTTGACGCGTCGAAAGACCTGATCACCAACATCGTGAGCGGGTTGAAAGCAAAGCAGCCGGAGCTGGACAAGGAGATCACCACGCTGGCCTTCAAGCTGGCGCAGCTGGGGTCCCTGGGTGTCGGGTTTGTCCCCGGCGCCACGGTGGGCTTTGGCGGCAGATGGATACCCCGCTACCTGCCCAAACACAAGGACGGCTTGAACTATGTGCCTTATGACGGCTACACAGCCCAGCTGCACGCCGGCGAGACCGTGCTGACCCGGGAAGAGGCGCGCATCTGGCGCGGGTACATGGACAGCCGCAACAGCTACGGCCTCTCCGGCGCCATCTGGAACTCCGCCCCGAACATGGGCGGGGATGTGTACCTCGACGGCCAGATCGTAGGCAACCTGATTTCCGCCCGGCAGGGGCGCGATTTCCGGCGCATGGAAAGGAGTGGGTGGCGCGGATGATCCAGTTTAACGGCATCGCGATGGACGGCGCGGCAAACGTCCGCCTGACCGACATCGTGGTCTCCCCCATGCAGGTGAGGGAAACCGTGCGGGAGCGGACCCTGCGCAGCGGCGCGGACTTTGTGCGCGTCACGGGCGGGACCCGCACGGTGACCGTCTCCTTCGTCCTGCTCGATCAGGACCGGACAAGACGGCAGGAAGCGCTGCTGGCCGTCAACGCCTGGGCCTGCAGCGACACCCCCGGGCGGATTGTGCTGCATGATCACCCTGGGCGCTACCTGACCGGCATCTGCACCAGCTACCCGGAGCCGTCCCTGCGGCAGTGGTGGGGCACCATGCAGATCGTATGGACCTGCTACGACCCCTATTGGTACGCGATGCAGGAAAAGACGGTCCCCTGCGGGACGGCCTTCCGGGCGCTGGGCAGCGCCGTGCCCTATGTGCGCATCACGGACACGGTGGAGACCGCAGGCAGCCGGACCTATTCCGACGGCACGAACACCATGACCTTTTCGGACGTCCCGGCGGGCGCGCTGGAGATCGACCTGGAGCGGCAGACGGCGGCGGTGGACGGGACCAGCATCATGCAGGGCCTCGCCTTCACCTCCGCCTTCCTGCCGCCCCGGCGCGAAATGACCATCACCGGCAGCGGGACGGTGCACTTCAGAGAGAGGTGGGTCTGATGCAGTTTCACTTCTACGACCAGGCAGACAAGACCCTGTTCGTCCGGGACGACGCGGAGAGCGCGGTCTGGAGCGTGGACCAGTTTTCCCTCAGCCTGGCCTTCCCCTTCCTGGCCGACAAGGAGATCCGTCAGGGCATGCGGGTAGGATTCAGCGACCCGGACGGCGTCTTCCAGGTGTTCGAGGTGCGCCAGGCCAAAAGCTACGAGCCGGACCACTACCAGGAGATCGACGCGGAGCACATCGCCGTGGCGGAGCTGACGGACGACTTTTTCGCCGGAGAGGACGTCACCGACCAGACCGCGGCGGACGCCCTGGCCCCGCTGCTGACCGACACCCTGTGGGAGATCGGCACCGCGACGGCCTCCGGCACATCCTCCATGGACATCGAGATGAGCGACGTCTGGAACCTGGTCAAAGCCATCGAGAAAAACTGGAACGTGTGGATCACGCCCAGGATCACCGTGGACAGCACCGGCATCACCGGGCGCTATCTCGACATCGCGCCCGCGGAGGGCGTGTGGCGCGGCGTGCGCCTGAGCCTGGCGAAGAACGCGGACAACGTGGGCGTGACCTACGATGACGCGGAGGTCAAGACGGCCATGTACGCCTTCGGCCGGCAGGAGGATGAGGAAAAGGTCACCTTCACCGACACCGAATGGGAGGCGACGGCAGACCACCCCGGCAAGCCGGCCGGCCAGGCCTACCTGGAAGATCCCACGGCAAAAGCGCTCTACGGGCGCAACGGTCGGAACCGCTTCGGCTACTACCAGAACAGCGACATCGATGATCCCGTGGTCCTGCTGGAAAAGACCTGGGAGAGCCTGCAGACGCAGAACAGCCCGAAGGTAACCATTGACTGCATGGTGTCCGACCTGCGCCGGATGGGCTACGCAGACCAGGACATCCGCCTGCATGACAAGGTCATGGTGGAGCTGCCGGAGATCGGCAAGACGGAGGTTCTCGACGTCATCCAGCTGGAAGTCGACCTGCTTGATCCTACCCGCACCCAGCCGACCATCGGCTCGTACATCCCGAACATCATCTACATCAACCGGGAGACCAACGACAAGGCCACCGGCGGGTGGCGCGGCTCCGGGCAGACCACGGCGGAGTACCTCCGGAAGGAATTCGACACCCGCATGGAGTCTAACGACTATGAAATCCGCCTGCGCGCCTACCAGGTCGACCTGGACCGGACAGACGTCACCGTCATGCGGGCGCTGACCCAGATTGACCTGGACGCGCACAAGATCGAGACATTGGCCACCGGCGCCGGTACCATGCTCGACGAACACGGCAACATTGTGGTGGATGAGCACGGCAATCCGCTCTTCATTTCCGATGTCGCAGCGGACTTCGACCCGAACCAGTACTACCCCGCCGGGCAGTACATCAACTACAACAACCGCGTGTGGCGGCTCACCAAAGCCCACGCCCCCTACACGCCGTGGGACCCGGAGAACGCCACGGAGGAAAAATTCGGCATCTACTCCAAAGTGCTGCAGAACGCGGACAACATCACGCTGAAGGTGGCAAAAGGAGACGTTGCCACGCAGCTAGCGGTGGAGGTCGGAAACGTGACCATCACAGGCGGCAATCTGACGGTGGACGGGATGATCACGGCCAGCGACCTGGCCACAAACACGATCACGGTTCACGGTCTGACAATCGACAACGGCGGGTGCAACCTGGGCAATTCCAACGTCTA